TAGGTTTGAGTTGATGACCCGCTCTGCAATGAATTGCAGTTCTTTCGGGATAATCAGCTTTGTACCACGAACAGCAATCTTCAGACCACGCTCGTCAGTCAGCCCCGCAATGTCGATCAGCATCTGCTCAAGAGAAGTCTCGTTGAGGTCAGCAGCAGTAGCCAGAATGTTGGTCTGGTTACCGGACAATGATGGGTGAGCATTTGAACAAAGTGCTGCACCGTCGCCGATTGGGCTGCCTGTGCTGAACGCATTGTTCAGGATTGCAGCAGCTTTAATCTGCTTGGTCTGAGCCATTGAACGGGCCAGAGCCTTGGTGTAGCGTGATGCCAGACGGTCGTACAAGTTGTCTTCGATAGCTTCCTCAGTGATTGAGAATGCCAGAGCGATTGTCTCATGTGTGTACCGTGCTGTGTAAGTCTCTTGAGCATCGTCAAAAGTGATGGCTGCGCCTTCACCTTTGGTTGGTGCTGTTGAGAACCCACCGAGCATCACTTCCTCTTCAAATGCACGATCTGAAGACTCTTCGTCGAAGATTTCAGCGTGTTCATTTTCGTAGCGGTCGTACTCAAGTCCGAACAAGGCATTCAGGCCGGGCTCAAGCTCTTTCGCTAGTTGTGCGCGAGAAATAGCCATTTTCTATCCCCTTTCCTAAACGCCTGTTGAGGTCGCAGTAGTCTGCGAGTCAAAACGGCTTGTGTTGGCGTTGAAATGTGCGTTCAAACGAACGATCAACGGAATACCTGCTGCTGTGTAGTCGTTGTTTGCTGCATCATCCATGATGCCAACGATACGCAGTGGCAGAGTAGCCGTTACCGCAATTGAAGACACGCTAAGTGCACCGTTTGCAGAACCTGTGTTGGTGCTGCCGGTACGTGCTGAAGTGCCCAGAGAAGCGTTTGCAAACACGCCTGCCAGTGCAGTTGCACGGTCAGTCAATGATGCGTCAGACGCGACTTTGAACAGTTGGTTTGGATTGTCAGCTACAAACGCCTTAACAGGGTAGTTTGTGTCTACGCTGACAGAACCGGAACCCGGCCAGTAGTTGAGCCATACAGGCTTCTTCTGGACTGAGTCGTGGTATTGAACGCCCATCAGGACTCCCAGTGCCGGTGTTGTGCCGCCGCTTGTCGCGCCAGCATAATCAATAACGCCAGCCGCCGTAGGGGTGACAATAGCGTATTGAAAAATGGCATTGGTGTTGTTGGAAGCAATTTCGTACTCGGTTACACCGGTAGAATTAGCACCACTTCCAACTAGCCCGATTGGACGAAGACCGTAGGCAGTATTTTGATTTGCCATTTGAGTTTTCTCCTAATCAGGGCGACCCTAAAACTATTTCTGTGGGCCGCCAAAGGTTACACGAGATTGACGATCAGGTTTGTTAATCGTCATGGTTGAATGTGCGTTCTCACGCATCATATCATGGTCAACCGCTTCCATTTGGTCAGCGCTGCGTTGTGCAAAGTACGCTGTCCGCTCGGCAATGGTTTCAACCGGGATACGAGCAAGAACAAGTCCACCTACTCCAAACACACCTTCGTATTTTCCTGATTCGACTACCGGGGCCTCAAAGTCTGGGTACTCGTCCTTACGAACCAGTTCCCAACCTTCGCGCATTTTAGCGCTGACGTTCTTCGTATCGTCAAAACCACGGGTTTCAGCCCGGATCCAACGATGCTTGAACCCATCCGGTGCAGGCGGTGCATCTAACATAGACGGGGGAGCCCACGGCTTACGCCTTGCCGTTTTCTCCCTAGTTTGTGTTGCGCGAGAAGTACGTTTAACAGTACCTTCAAACATTCCATTCTGTTCTTCAGACATTCTACGACTCCTTCACGTATTTCGCGTATTCTTCAAGCGGCACACCCAATTTCTTCGCTATTGCGACTTGGCTAGGGGTGAGTCTAACCTTTTTCCCACTACTGCGCCCAGAGGTATTGCGGGATACGGAAGCAACCGTCTGAGCGGGCCGTTTGCTACCACCGTTTAGCTTATGCGGAAACTCGCCCCGCATACGCCGATCTAGTTCAGTATAGTAGTCATCGGACTGCGGGTCAAACCCTTCGTCCTCAACTAATTTTTTATGTATGCCAAAAGCAGCATAAGTCATAGCCTCATCTTCGCCAAACCAGTCGTTTCGACGAGCCCACTGCTCTGCTTTCGGGTCAGGCCGACGAGGCTGTTGTTGAGGCATGGGCTGGTTTACACGAGCCTGCTGCTGGGCTTGAACTTGCTGAGCATAGCGAGCCTGCTGTATTTTGGCCTGATTAGCCCGATCCTGCTCTATAGCAAGACGAGTTATCCTTCTTTGCGCCTCTACGACCCCTGCGGTGTCGCCTATTTCAATCGCACGGGCCAAATCGGCTTCGGCCGAAGTTGTTTGGATTTCCACCCTGTTGCTGTACTCATTAACGTAATTTGAGTCCAAAGCATCCATGCGCTGCTTTAGTTGAGAAGCTTCGCTTTGTACGCCTTGAGCAAACTTAATAGCTTCTTCGCGCTGGCGCTCGGCCTCACGCATTTTCTTTGTCAAACGATCAATACGCTTTTGCGTGGCATTGTCCGCTTTGTCAAAATTATCGGTTTCAGACGCAGACTGCGACGATTCGTCTTCTCCGCCAGAAACCTCTACCTCAGTTTCTTGCGAATCGTCCAAATCCAACTCAATTTGATTTTCTTTTTGATCTTCCATAGTTCACTCCTAGAAATGCAAAATATCTTCAGGTTCCTGAATTTTGGCTAAAACCTCGTCATCGTTCAAAATCCGAACTTCTCCGCCGTCTATTTTGAAACGAGACCCGGCATACCGGGCAAACATTACCCAGTCACCTTGTTCACACCACGGACCCACCGGAAACTTTTCGGCGTCCTTGTAAGCTAACGATCCTACCTTTAGGACGTAGCCAACCTGTGTGGATACTGTCTGCTCTTGCACAACTGCGTCGGGGAGATAAATACCGCCGTCGGTCTTACCCTTTCCTCGATATGGCAAAATAAGCAGACGCCAGCCTGTCGGTTCTGGCATCCGTTCTAAGAGTGAACCACCAATGGACTCGGGGTTCAAAACCTTGTCAGTGACATTCTCGTAAGCCGAGGCGAGGTTTGCGACACCCTCCGCTACACCTTCAAGATTGATTTCTTGCGCTTTAGTCATTGCTACGCTCCTGTTTCTCTAGCAGGCCCTTGAGTTCCTGTTCCACGTGATCTAGGGATTTTAAATTCCCCATAAGCTCACGATATTGCTCCATGTTCTTGACATTGTCATAAAGTAACAAGTCTTGAACTGCTTGACGCCGCTCTTTAATTATCCTGAAAACGGCTTCAGCAAAGTAAATTTCATCCACTCGTATATCTCCGCATTAAGTCTGATATCTTTTTATACCATATCTAATGAAAAGTCACGAGTTTCTTTTGTTCTACGCAGCCATCCGCGACCAAAAGTATCAAAAGTGCTTAGACCTTTGTAAAACTCTATTCTCTGCTTTGTAACGCTCTCTATGATTTCTGTCGGCGTCATCTCACTTACCGCAGCTAACGTCTTCGGACCGATGGCCCCGTCCTGCGCTACCATTACTGCCTTTTGCAATGCTTTGGCCGCCCTGCTCGGCCCGCTGTTCACGGCCCAATCGAAGATGCAGAAATCAACCCCCGCAGGAAGTTGATCACCTTTAACTTTATCCCAGTATCCGTTTTTGTAAATTATTTGGACATGCTCTTCTGAGATGTTTTTTAGCTCGTCTACGTCCTCCAAGGGACGGCCCAAAAAATCAGCATATGTTTTATGCGTAATTCCTTTGTTTGTTGCGCCTCCCGGATCTTCCGGATGAGAAACAAATCCGCCCTCGTGATGAAGCACCATTTCAAGGCTTTTAAAAAAACTGGCTTCCATTATTTACCTTTCATGTATTTGCTTACAGCACGGTTTCCGAACCAGAAAGACATAATGGCGGCAAACAGCCCTTGCGTTTCGGGAGACCACATAAGCTCTACCGCATCTTTCCAGTCACCGCCGCTTTCCAGAACTTTTACGATGATCACGGCTTCGGTGGCTACAAACATCATAAAAAAGGCGTAGGTTATGACAGGACGTACAGAACCGCGCAAACCATTAACAAAACCTCCCGCATCAATGGATCTGTCATGTTCGTATATGCCTTTCGTTTCAGCTATATCCGCCTGTTTGTCAAGCTCCTGCAACTTTAGCGCCGAACGCTTTTCCATCAACTCGGCTTCCATTTTCATGGTTTCAAGCTTTTGTTTATGCTCTTGCCCGGCCTTAAAAAAGTTTAATACCTCCGGCAAGAAACTTGTTCCAAAACCCAACAAACTTCCAAGTAAACTCATCATGTGCTTAATCTCCCTTTTGGCAAAGCCTGACATTTCCAAGATACCGGCCGATAACCCGCCATGTGGATATGAACCGCTCTTCCCATTTCTAACGCCCTAGCCTCGCATTTCTCATACGTTTTGTACGGCCCAAGCTGGTCCTCTAGCTGCCAACATACGGTTGGTTGAAAAACCATACATGCAAGGACAAGAGCTTGAAACATATCATTCCATCGGGTGTCTAGTAGGGTTCAACAAAAAGCGTATTTCTGTTTCAATAACTGAGACGCGCCGGAGTAAATCAACAATTTTATCCATGTGCATACTGTTGCTTTGTGCAGCTTCAAACAAACCTTCAATAGACTCAGTATTGCGCTGAATATCGCGTTTCATATTTACATTTGCTTCAATCGCCATGCGACTAGACATTTCCTTCACAGTCTCTTCTAGCTGTGAAATTGTCTGAGCTTGCTGCCCAACCCACCAGACGCCACCGGAGATTTGCAGAACCATTGCCACAACAAGAGCTACCGGTATACGTAAATTCTCCATTATTTTCTACTCATCCACGCTGTTGTGCCCATGTATGCGCCCACCACGCCAGCTTGCGCTATGTAGAAAAGACCCAGCAAGTCGGCTAAAGCTTTAACGCGATTGTCCGATACAACCGGTAAAAAA